ATGAACGAACCGCTGGCGCAGCGTCTGCGCCCCAAAACGCTGGCTGATGTCTGCGGCCAGCAGCATCTTCTGGCCGAGGGACAGGTGTTCCGCCGCACCATCGAGAGCGGACATATCCCTAACATGATCTTCTACGGCCCCTCCGGCACGGGCAAGACCACCGTTGCCCGCATCATCGCCGAGAACAGCGGCATGACCCTCCATAAGCTCAACGGCACTTCCTGCGGCACCGGCGACATCAAAGCAGTGCTGAAGGACATCGGCACGCTGGCCGGGGCAGGGGGCATCCTGCTCTACCTCGACGAGATACAGTATCTCAACAAAAAGCAGCAGCAGAGCCTTCTGGAGTGCATCGAGGACGGTTCTGTCACCCTCATTGCCTCCACCACCGAGAACCCTTACTTTTACATCTATAATGCACTGCTGTCCCGCTGTACGGTGTTCGAGTTCAAGTCCCTCTCCGCCGCCGACGTGGAACGAGGCATCCGCAACGCCCTGAAAAAGCTCTCGGAGTCGGAATCACAGCCTGTCGTGATGGACGAGGACGCCTGCGCCTACCTCGCCGAGAGTGCGGGCGGCGACCTGCGCAAGGCGCTGGGCTGTCTCGATTTCGTGGTGACGGCGGCCCCTGTGGACGGAACCGGAAAGCACATCACCCTCGAGATGATACAGCAGGTCACCCGCCGCACGGCCATGCGGTACGACCGGGACGGCGACGACCACTACGACATTGTGTCGGCCTACCAGAAGTCCATGCGCGGCTCCGACCCCAACGCGGCCCTCCACTATCTGGCCCGTCTGCTGGAAGCGGGCGACCTGCCCTCGGCCTGCCGCCGGTTGATGGTCTGCGCCTGTGAGGACGTGGGCCTTGCATACCCGCAGATCATCCCCATCGTCAAGGCGGCAGTGGACGCAGCCAACATGGTGGGTCTGCCGGAAGCCCGGCTCCCGCTGGCCGATGCCGTCATTCTCGTGGCAACCAGCCCGAAATCCAACAGCGCCCACGACGCCATCAATGCGGCCATCGCCGATGTGCAGGCGGGGCGCACCGGCCCCATCCCGCGCCAGCTGCAGAACAAGCACTTTGACGGCGAGGATGCTGCCGTCAAGGGCCAGAACTACAAGTACGCCCACGACTATGAGAACCACTGGGTGGACCAGCAATATCTGCCCGACCTGCTCAAGGACGTGAAATACTATACGTTCGGCGACAACCGCACCGAACAGGCCGCCCGAGCCTACTGGGCGAAGATCAAGGGGGAAGACAAGCTCTGAACCCGGCCTTTATCCCGATACACACCCCATCAGAAAAAGGAGAAAGACCATGCGTTATTCCAAACAGCGCGAGCTGGTACTGCAGAAAGTGGAGCAGCTCTGCGACCACCCTACTGCCGAGGAGATTTTCGACCTCGCAGCCAAGGAATGTCCCGGCCTGAGCCTTGGTACCGTCTACCGCAACCTCAACAGTCTCGTAGATGCAGGCCGCGTCCGCCGCGTCTCCATCCCGGGCAAGGCTGACCGCTTCGACCACACTCTGGGCTGGCACAGCCACCTCTACTGCAACTGCTGCGGCGGCGTCGTGGACGCTGACGTGGACGAAAAGCAGGTGATGAAGCTGGTGCGCAACCAGAAGGGCGTCGTGCAGGACTGCGCCGTGGTGCTGTTCGGCCTGTGCGAGGCGTGCGCCGGCAAGCAGGCTCAGTAAGCTGAAATTGTAAAATAAACGCAAGAGAAATCCAAAAGATTCTCCTGCGTTTATTTTTTTGCGCATTTTTTTGGGAAAGGGGTGGAACAGATGGCAAAGCACATGGAGTTCGACGACCGCAAGAAGCTGGAACGCCTGTACAACTCTGGAATGAACGGTATGGAAATTGCCCCGCTGATGGGTTATGACTACTCCACCATTTATAAGGAACTGCGCCGCGGTGATACTGGCCGGATGGATGAGCGTGGCCGGGCTGGGTACAGCGCAGACCTTGCGCAGAAGCGGCTCTACCATACGAAGCAGCGGTTACGGTATCGGGCGGAATACCCCGGCGGGCTGAAAGAATGAAAGCACAGACGTTTGAGTTGAACCGTTGCTACAATGCAGACTGCATGAAAGCAATGGCCGCTTTCCCGGATGGTTACTTTGATCTCGCTGTGGTAGACCCGCCCTATTTCAGCGGACCTGAACGCCGCGGATTCTACGGCTCAAGGGTCAGCCGGATCGGAGTGCATCGGGATTACCCAGTTTCTCCCGTGTGGGAAGTGCCGGGAAAAGAGTATTTCGACGAACTGATGCGAGTGAGCCGACACTATATTATATGGGGCTGCAACTATTTCAGCTATGGCTTTGCTCCGGGGCGTATCGTATGGGATAAGTGCAACCAAGCGACAAGTTTTTCCGACTGCGAGATTGCGGCAACAGACCTACTCAAGACGGTCAGACTATTCCGCTATATGTGGAGCGGGATGATGCAGGGCAAGAGCATTTCCGAAGGGCATATCATGCAGGGAAACAAAAGCCTGAATGAAGTACGAATTCACCCAACGCAGAAGCCGATTGTTCTGTATGACTGGATTTTTCAGAATTTTGCAAAGCCTGGACAGAAAGTTCTTGATACTCACCTCGGAAGTGGCAGCAGCAGAATTGCCGCCTATGAAGCGGGCGTTGACTTTATCGGCTTTGAAATCGACCCGTTCTATTTCAAGACACAGGAAGAACGCTTTGCGAATTACACGAACCAAACCAGTTTATTTCACATGAGGTAGAAAAATGCTTGAACTTGCAATCTGGCTATATCACATCGGCACCCCTGATCTGGCGGTGAGGATTGCGACAGATGTGGCGACGGCTCTTTTTCTTTTGTGGGGCATCCTGAACCACTACGCCAAAAAGGAAGCTGAGGAAGCATTTCTTGAGGTGTCCAAGGAGGCGCATTACTGGAAGATGGTGGCGAATCACAGACGGGATATGTTGGATAAGACCCGGGAGAATTTATACAAATGGTATGGATCAAGGAAATCGTGATGGCTGGGATTATTACGGTGATTGCCTGCGCCGGAATCTTTGAGCTGCTGGAACGCCGTAAGCGGGCAGCGTTCAAAGAGCAGATTCACGATCTGGCGCAGAAGTACATAGACAAGATGAAACAGGAAGAACACGTTAAAGAGTGAGCTTCCGGGCATGGGCAGACCTACCCGCCCACCATGCGGCTAGTCTATCTAGGGGGCGGCCGCCCGGCTACCGCAAGGCCAGGGCCCTACCTGCTGGGGGCAGAAAGAATACAGCGGGGCGGCCCGCATGGGTGGCGGCTACCTGTCCGATGCCGCCTTTTTATCTGGTACGGCCAGTGCAGGAGGGTGTGCATTCCCTTCCGCCCGGTGCTAACCCCGGGGCGTACCGCCAAAGACCGAACATCCACCCACCAAAGAAAGGACTACGATATGAACGACGAAAAGAAAATTGGTTTTTCCGTAGAACTGGAAAACAACCGGGTCGATCTGTGGGCGCACGGCGATGATGAAACGCTGGTAAACCTCGCTGTTGCGGCACTGGCAAACATTGTTGCTGCTGCTTGCCAGAACGCCGAGGGAGCCAAGGCTCTGCTGCAGGACGTGAAAATCGGACTGGATGTAGCACTCGAACAGGCGTTGGAACACCCTACCCAGGAAATCAACACGGAAGACCTCAAGGCTATCGGCCCCGCTGATTTGCCCGCAAAGCCTATCCTGGAAGCTCCTGCGGCGGATGAAACTTGATTTCGGAGGAAAGGAACATGGAAGACCACGAAACGTATTCCCCGAAAGAGAAGTACCGCCGGATGTTTGATGATGCAATCGGGCAGAGGATGGGCAGCATGGCACTGTGGCGGGTGCTGGACGAGATCGGTTTCTTCACCAGCCCAGCCAGCACCAAGTATCATTTGAGTGTTCCGGGCGGGCTGCTCCAACACTCTATCAATGTGGCAGAAGCGGCGATGGAACTGTGCGAAACGCCGCGATTCAAGACCTGCGACAAACGGGCGGTCTTTGTTGCGGCCCTTCTGCACGACGTCTGCAAGGCTGGGAAATATATCGAAAAGCCGGGCGGCGGGTATCGCTATGAGGACACACGGATGCTGGGGCATGGTGAAGAATCGGTCATCCTGATCCAGAGGTGGTTGCATCTGACAGACAAAGAAGTGCTGGCAATCCGCTGGCACATGGGAGCCTACACCGGGGAGCGGGACTGGGATACCCTGAGCAAAGTGTATGACAGCTGCCCAGAGGCTCTGTGTGTTCACATGGCGGATATGATTGCTACTCACATCATGGAGGTAGGAGAGTGAGCAATTACTATGTCTACATGGATACTCCGAACGGTGAGCGAATAGAGCTACCAGCAACCATGCGGGACATTACAGAGGAAGACACCCCCCTATGGGATGGGAATTTTGAACTGCCAGAAGCCGTAAAAGAAATGCTCAAGTGGGCGGATGAAGCGGCTAAAGAATGGGATAGTGATCCCTACTTCCTCGAAGGGTGGTTGAAACCACGGCGGCGGATAAACTTCAACCCGCCGGAGCACTGGGAAGTGGTGCAGGACAAACGCCGCAACACATCACCGCTTGGGCGGTGCAGCTACCTATATAAAGCAAGGAGGGTCAAGAGCTTGGCGAGGAGCGCACATATCGGAATTGCACCTCACAGGGGCGCAAAGAAGAATGACGTAGAGCAGTGCAAGCACACGTTCAAGATCACCACTGCACGATGTGCCCCGTGCAGTGGTTACGACGTGAAGTGCAAGCACTATGAGGGAAACGATGCTGCTGATACAAAGCATTGTCCCCGGTAGAACGATAGGCAGCCCTGCCCGCAGAAGCGGGGCTGCTTTTTATGTGGCGCGGGGTGCCTTTCTGGTACAGGGGCACTGTGAATGGGGCCGAACCCCATCTGCGCCTGCTTAACGCTTTCCATGAAAGCCGGGCACGGCCATGAAGTCAGCCGCCCGGCACGGCGGAGCGGTGCTGTACAGCAGCGTCCTCCTTTCCGTTCAAGCCCGATGCAAACCCGGGCTGCCGTTCTTGCCGAAGCCGCACCCGCATGGATATGACGGGAACGGGTGCGCCGCAGTGTGAGCGCAGAAACACCCTGTTCAACTTGCTCAGGCCAAAAGCAACAGGCCATTGCAGTGGCCGTCCCGCTCTGTACCTCTCTTACGGAGCGGGTCTGATATGCGAGCGCAGGGTGCCGCCTGTTTCCGATTCCCCATCATCAACAGGCGGGCCGGTTCGATGCCGGCCGTTCGCACAAGAAAAGAGGACAACTATGGAAATCAAATGCTTGACCCAGGACTTCCCGCAGGGAAAACGGGTATACGATGCGGACGGCGTAGCTCCTTCGCTGATGCACACCGCCAGCACCATGCGGTCGCAGGCCATTCTGGTTCGAGGGGGGGGACAGCGGCGTGAACGCTGAGAAAGACGTGTGCTGCATTGCATCCACCCAGACTAACGCCGAACGCCTGATGAATACAGCACCAACCCTGAGCCGTGACAAGGACAGAACCATTGTAGGCTACAACTCGTTCTGCCTTGCCGGGAACTTCGTTGATCGAAACACAAACCAAAATGGAAGTGGTGTCCGGGAAAATGCCTCGTTCACGCTGAACACGCAAGACCGTCATGCGGTGGCATACGATGCAAGAAACAACCGTCTGAATGGCACGGTGAGCGGAACGCTCCAAGCGAAAGAATCAGGGGGATGGAGTTTGAATTACATCAACCCGGTCATTCAGCCGGATGTGCTACGCCTGCCGGAATGGATCGTGCGCCGCCTGTTGCCGATGGAGTGTGGACGATTGCAGGGCTTTCCAGATGGATGGGGAGAAATTGCACCGCTGGCGAATGAAACGGAAATCCAGTTCTGGCGGGAAGTGTATCTGAGAAACTGCAAGATCAAAGGGCAGAAGCCAAAGAAGATCATTGCCAGGGCAGATGGAGCCAGAAGCGATGCCGCTGTGAAGAAATGGCACGACGAGCTGCACAGTCCGTCGGCGGAGTATTCCATGTGGGGCAACGGCATGGCTTTGCCGAATGCCCTGTTCTTCGTCCAAAATGCTTTCCGGGAATTGGGGAAGCCTGCGGCGGAGGTGAAGCTGGGCAGCCTGTTCGATGGAAGCGGGACCATGCCGCTGTGTGCCGTGATGTGCGGCGGGCGGGCTGTGTGGGCAAGCGAAGTGGAGCCTTACCCGATTGCTGTTACCAAGACACACCTGCCGGAGATGCAACACATCGGCAGTATAACGGACATCAAAGGAAGCCGAATCGAGCCGGTGGACATCATCACCTTCGGTTCTCCTTGCCAAGACCTGAGCATTGCAGGCAAGCGCAAAGGACTGGGCGGCGACAAAAGCTGCCTGTTCTATGAGGCAATCCGGGTCATCCGGGAAATGCTGTCGGCCACCGGCGGAAGGTATCCGCGCTTTGTCATTTGGGAAAATGTGCCGGGCGCACTGTCGTCGCATGGCGGAAAGGATTTTGAAATTGTTCTCAACGAACTTCTGCACCTCCGAGATTTTGCCGGAGGTGGAACAGATAAGCCTATTCGCCGGCATGGACGATGGGCGAAAAGAGCTTCCTACGGAACTGTTGCCTATCGAATTGTCAACGCTCAATACTGGGGAATCCCCCACCGTCGCAGAAGAATATATGCTGTCTGCGATACTCGTGGAGAATCCGCCACGATGGTCGCTTTTGAGCGTAACGGCACTGAATGGCATTTTAGACCGCGCCTCCCGGAGGGGGGGCAGACCGTTGCCTGCCTTGCTCCTGACTGCTATTCATGGCATGATCGCATGGTGGCAGCAGGAAAACCCCTGCGGGGGGGGGCGAACGAGCCTACACCTTGAAAATTCGCCAAGGATGTGAGGGCGGCGGTAAGGGCCCGCTGGTGCAGACCGAACTTTCTGCTACGCTGGCAACACACCAAGATCAGAGCTTGATCCAACGTGCTGCCGGGTTTGACCTCGGAAATTCTGGCGGGATAGCCTATTCGGAGGAATGCAGCCCGACCCTGATGACTGGGGCAGGCGGAAATAAAACCGCCGTCGTACAGGATCAAAGGCTGATGGAATCGCTGGTGCTGAACGACCAAGGCGGGAAGAATATGGACGTTTCTGTGAATGTAACAGGAACACTCCGCGCACAAACACATGGGCACCTGCCTGTTGTGTTCCAAAAATCGGAGGATGAAGAAAATGAGACCTGATACCCTGTCGAAGCTGGCTGTAACTGCCGCGATTTGCGCAACGGTCGCCAGCGGAATTGCCGTTGGCATGGCAAACGGCCGGATCAATGACTTGGAGATGCAGCGGGATATTTACAAATCCCGCGCCGAGGACTGGGAGGGCACCGCTGGAATCGTCGCCCAGTACGCTGACGATCTGGCGGACGAACTGAAAATCAGGAGCAAACTGGACGAAAAATTAGATGTCGAGTATGCCGGGATTTTCAAATGCACTGCCTACTGCACCGAGAAATGGTCGCACATTTGCGGCACTGGAACCGGGATCACGGCCAGCGGTCAGCCGATTCAGGCGGGCGTGACCGTGGCGGCAGACCAAACGCTCCTGCCCTATGGCACAGTGATCTACATCGAAGATGTAGGAATCCGCATTGTTCAGGACAGGGGCAATGCGGTGCAGGGCAATCACCTGGACGTTGCTGTTTCTGGCAGCCATGAAGACGCTTTGAACTGGGATGGATACGGCGAACACCAGGTCTGGATCATCAAGGAGGCCGGCTGATATGCAAAAAGCGATTGCCATTGATTTCGATGGAACGCTTTGCACAAATGATTATCCCAATATCGGAGAGCCGAACTGGGAAATCATAGCAGAAGCGAAGATGGAACAGGCAAATGGCGCAGGGCTGATCCTCTGGACCTGTCGAGAGGGTGAAATGCTGGATGCCGCTTTGAAAGCCTGCGAGGAGTGGGAATTACACTTCGATGCGGTAAATGAAAGCCTGCCGTCTTGGAAAAAAGAATATGGAAATAACCCGCGGAAAGTTGGAGCATCCGAATATTGGGATGATCGCTCCGTTCGGGTACGGAATGGACGTTTTGAGCATCCAGAGAATTTAAGCAAATACTCTGGATTGGACGTGGCGGACGAATCCGAGGCAGTGGCGGTCATGGAAATCGGAGAAGATGTTCTTGAGAAATTGGCAAAGACAGTTGGAGTAGAACGCGAACCCGGTGAATCTTGGCGTAGGCTGCGGAGAAGAACGGTTGAACAGATGGTAAAGGCGGTGAGATAAACATGGATTTCCCGGATAAAAAGTATTCCGTAATCTATGCTGATCCGCCGTGGAGCTACCGTCAGTGTGGAACAGGACCTAAAAGCCGGGGCAATGCGGCTCAGCACTATCACACAATGACGACGGACGACATCTGCGCATTGCCGGTCAATGACCTGGCGGGGGGGGCACGGCCTGCTTCATGTGGGCTACGTTTCCACAAATTGCCGATGCTCTGCGAGTTATGGAGGCGTGGGGTTTTGAGTACAAGACCTGCGCCTTTGTTTGGATCAAGAAAAACCGCAAGAGCGATACAAATTTTTGGGGCATGGGGGCTTACACGAGGGCAAATGCGGAAATCTGTTTGCTTGGTGTAACGCCTGGATTCAAGGCCGCTGATCGGGTCAAGAGCCATGCTGTACATCAAGTGATTGAAACACCGATACAAGAACATAGTGCAAAGCCGGACGAAACGCGTAAGCGAATTGTAGAATTGCTGGGAGATGTTCCTCGTATTGAATTGTTCGCCCGAAAGCGTACTCCTGGTTGGGATGCGTGGGGCGATGAATTAGAATAGAAAGGAATCGACATGAAAGTAAGAAGAACCGAGAAAATCAAGGTTGATCTGTTCCGGGTAGGCGATGTCATTCGCTTTAAGCTGTCCGATGGTGAAAAGGTAGAGATGCTGGCCGTCAAGGAAGAAAACAACGGTATGATCTTCTGTTTTGCGGACTGCCTGGCAAAGGAATACAGCATGAACGCACAGAACACCAATGCGGGCGGCTGGGATGCCTCCGACCTGCGGAAGAAGCTGAACGGTGAAATCCTTGACCGCTTCCCCCAGAAAATCAGGAAGCTGCTGCTGCCTTTTGAAAACGGCGACCTGCTGCGCCTGCCGACGGAAAAGGAAATCTTCGGCTCAAACCCGTGTGGTGAAGATGAACCCGAAAGCGTGAGCCAATGGAAGCCGATGAAGCAGAGGAAGAATCGCATTGCTTCCCAGGGCTTGAACGGCGGATGGGAATGGTACTGGCTCCAGAATTGGGTGCCGAACTCGGCAGCCTATTTCGCCGGCGCGACCTACAGCGGGAATTGCTACTACCCCAACGCCTCGAGTGAGGCTGGTGTCCGCCCCGTCGCCAAGATCAAAAATCCCATATCCGCACCTGCCTGTCAGGTGCGGAACGATGAAGACGAGCAGGAAGGTTGAGGTAAAAAGCATGGATGGACTGGTTAAAACTCTCGGTACGGTTCTGCTTCTGCTGGCCGCGGCAATTTGGGCGGCGGTTCTGCTGCTGGCACCCGCTGCACTGGCTAAACTCTGCTGGCTGTATCTGTTCGCATGAGGCTGGCCGGGATGAAAACGTATGAAGTGGTCTTGAAAGGCTGTGGCCGTGGCTTGCCGTGTTGGTTGATATACCGGGTAAAGGCGGCGTCTGCCGAGGAAGCAATTACCCGCGCCAAACAGCAAGCTGCTGCGCACTACATAGAATTTGAATGGTTTGAGGTTCAGACCATCGGAGAGGTATACGCATGAAAATTGCAGCGATTGCCAAAGTAATTAAAGACCGTGGCTCCTGCCACATTGTCAGGATTCACGGCGCAGAAGATACCGAAACGAGTATGTTCATTGGCACAGGCTCTGAACTTTACTCGCTGGAAGGGTTCCCTAAGCCGTGGACAGAAGCGGAGATTATGACGATGCTCGGGATGCAGAAAAAGCAGTGGGAAGATGTGATCTACAAAGAGTATCTGTGCGACACCGCGGAGGACGTATGCGGGATGAACCTTGAGGACGCACTTCAGAACGAGATTGAGTGCCGAAAAAGCTCCATCAATCTTTGCATCGGAGGGGCACTCCTTATGGGGCTGATGACCCCGGACGAAAAAACAATAGATTTCATCCCGGTCAGCAAGCTGGCACCAGTTATGGATGAAATCAAAAAGAGCGACTACATCAACTATTGCTTGCGCCGCGCAAAGAACGGTTCCCGATACTATGTTGTCCGTGACGGGATGATGGTGCGGGCAGCAATTTTGCCGATCACGCTGTCGGAAGGTCTGGTGAAAGGTATGCAGAATATCGTGAATATGACCCAGAACACAGTACAGTCGTGTAAAACGGAGGATAAAGAGGCGGAATGATTTTAGCAAAAGAGGCAATCGAGAAAGCCGCCAACTGGTGGGCGGAAAGAATACTCGAAGATCGGCCACACAGCAATGGAGATAACAGTTTCACTTCCGTTACTGCGTGTCTCCTTGCTGACATGGGGCGGAAGAACATAACGCCAGATCAGGCGGACATGTTCAAAAAAGCCTTGGCAAAACGCATGGCGGAATACGCAGAAAGTGGAATGTTCAACCACTTTTCCATCATGTGCGATTATGGCCCGTGCAGGATGCTGGCCGATGCAGCCAATGAAGCGGGAATCAGTACCGCAAACTTCCCGTTTAAGACAACGATGTTTCTTACGGAAAAAGATGGCATTATGGTACGCGATGGTTATGGAGCATCAGTTGTCAAGCTGTGGGGGTAACGACATGGACGAGAAAAAGAACGCGTCGGCAGAAATCGAAACAGTCACCATAACCATGAGCCGCCCGGTAGCTGAGGCGGTAGCAAAAGCCTGCGAGATGTACCTTCGTCTGCATCTGGGGCAATTTGAAGACCTGATTGACGAGCTTTGCATGGCAAAGTTCTATGCTGCGCTGGAAAATGATTCATTTGACGGCAAAGAGGAACGGGATGAAATCTTCCATATCTCGATTGACCGCCGAAACATCATGCAGGAGGAAGTGGACAAGCTGTACAAGAGATACGTCCTTTCCGCTCCGCTTGATTACTGCATGAGAATCCCGTACCGGGCAGAACAGATCTGGCTTGCGATCCGTTACGCTCTAGCATGGCACGATAACCCGAAGGGCGACTACACGGTTCAGTACGACAAGCCGCTCAATCGTTCGGATCAGCCGCAGCCGATGGTGCAACTGTACGAGGCACCCACAGAAGGAAAGCCTGCCTGTGATGGCAAGTGCGCAAAGCGCGGGAGGTGCTGATATGCAAAAGATGTTCAAGGCTATATTTTGCGATATATGCAGGAGAGTTGCATTTCAGGAACAGTTTGAGGGCGGGTTTCAGGATACGCTGACAACGCAGGACTGGGTGACTGACTGGCAAGTGACAACTGATTTTAACGGATTCCCTTTGAAGTATCCAAGAGTAATTGACCTTTGCCCGCAATGCCGTGCAATGTACGGGAAAAGGCCGCTCAAGGTCGGAGGAAAAATACAGCATCATGTGTGAGGTATTTACATGAGAAAGAACGGCGCAATGTTCATCTGCGACCGCTGCCGCAAGCAGGTATTTGCAGAGCGGATCGACGACGGAAAGTATGACAGCAAACCGCTGGACGGATGGGCACTTGATTGCGAAAGAACCTGTGGCGTTGGCGATCTGTGCCCGGACTGCTTCAAAGCGTACCGGGAGGCAATGGATGGATTCTGGAATGGTGGAAAACATGGGACCTGAAAAAATTTGCTGTAACTGCCGCTGGCATGAGGAGTATACCTGGGTCTGCTTCAATGGCTTGTCGCTGAACTGCACCGATGTCACCGACGTTGAGGATAGCTGCGAACACTGGGAAAAGCGGACGGACGAAAACGGCATTGAAGACTACGAGGTAAACTGAAATGACAACCAAGAGAATGAAAAAGCTCCTGATGGGCATGGGGCTGTCCCGGAACCAGGCAACCCGGATGATTCAGGAACAGCGCACCGAAGGATCGAAGGACGTGAGCAACGCTCTTTACTTTCACGTCTTCCAAAAGGACTTCAATCTGATCGTGTCCAGCTGCGGCGGCGAGGTGCTGCCCTATCTCAACAGCTTCATTTTGAAGTGACTACAGGCTGAAGTCGTTTCCAGAGAACAAGCAAGCCCGTCGTAAAATTGCCGCCCTGACGAGGCGGCAAGGGGCTTGTATACCGAGGATAAACTAAGGGACACGGGAGCAGCGGCTTGCTTAAAGTTTGCTTAGAGCTTGCTTAGAGCTTGATTAGAAGCAGCCGTTCCCGTGACGGGGGTACAGGGGGAACCCCCTGTATTGTCTCCCCGCGGCAGAAGGGCGTAACGGACAGCAGGGCTTCCCGGAGCGGGGGCGGGGGTAAGCATAAAAGTACACGGGCGGCGGGCGGTTTGGCCTTTATTCAGCAAATTGGACGTTTACGGGAAGGAGGACGTAGTGGGTATGGGCGGCGGCTTTTATGTCAGAGAACAGAAATACATCTGCGGCAAAAATTATGCCACTGCGCCCACCATGCAGGCGGAGTTTTTCGAGGTCTCCGAGAAAGAGCATAAGGCCAGCACCCGGCGGAAGAAGGAGCTTGCCACCAGTCTGGCGAAGGAAGCCTACAACCTCCGTAAATCTGGCCGCTATCTCGTTCTGCTGGTAAATACGAACTTCCGGCCCGGTGATTACTCTGTTACATACACCTACGACGACGAACACCATCCGGCTCCCAATGACCTTGCCCGGGCTGACCGGGATTTCTCTAATGCAATCAAGAAGTTGTACCGCCTTTGCGATAAACAGGGCATCCAGCGTCCAAAGTGGGTCGTAGTGACGGAGTATTGCACCATGGACCCGGTGACGGGTGAAGTCCTGGGGCGGCACCATCACCACGTCATTATGACCCACCCGGCGGGGCTGACCCGGGAAATGGTGGAACAGGCATGGAATGGACGGGGTATGGCTCGGTGTGAGCCGTTGCACTTCGACCACAACAGTGTGGAAAGCCTTGCCCGGTATATCGTGAAGAACCGCCGCTGTAAACGGCACTGGCGGCAGAGCCACGGCCTGCAGCCGCCCAAAATGCCCAGGCCGAACGACAACAAAATGAGCCGATCGAAGCTCAAGGACGTGTGCGAGAACTGTCTGGAAGACCGGGCGTATTGGGAACAGATGTACCCGGGGTATACCCTGCATCGGTGCGAAGTCATCATCACGGGCAATTCGACCCGTCACCTGATCGTGAGCCTGTACCGCAAGGAGCAGCCAAAGAGCAAGAACAGGAGGAACCAGCCTTGAGCGCAAGAATGGAACTGGAAGACCTGCCGCCCCGGTATCGTGCCCAGGCGGAGAAGCAAATAGCCGCCCGCTGCGCATGGAAAGCCCCGGCGGGGGCGGTATCGCTGGAAGCAGCGGCCAAGGCTGCCGGGGAGATCGGGAAGACCTTCGAGAGCAAGGGCGAGTATGATTTTTACATCGGCACGGTGCTGCCGGGCATCCAGTCCGGCAGGATCATCAAGGCAACGCCGCACGTTGCCTTTCCTTTGCTGCCCGCGAAGGATTTCTGCGCCGTCCACCTCCCGGCGGCAAGGTATACGGCGGATTATGTGCTGGAATATGTCGACGGAACGGTGGAAGTGGTGGAGATCAAGTCAAAATTCACCCGGCGGGCGCAGAGGGACTACATCTACCGCCGCAGGCTGTTTATTGACCTGATTGCAGAGCCGCGGGGCTATGTGTTCCGGGAGATCATCACCCCGGACACGAAAAACGAGATCAAAGAATGGAAACGTCTGGCTGAACAGGCGGGAAAGGAATCATCATGGGCAAAAGCAGAGCAAGAGTGCCGTCGTACTACCGGCAGAGCGTCCAGAACGCGGTAAATCGGCAGATCAACCTTGGCCGCACCAAAACGGCGGCATCGCTGAACCGGGAAGCTATCGGGCAGGTCGTGTCGTACTGTTTTGTGGCAGCGGCGCACGACATTCTGAATTTTGATGCAGGAAGAGCGGCTGTGCTGACCGTCAAGATGAACAATGCGGCGGAACGGTACACGCTGGATCGGGACAAACGAGGGGCGCGGAAAGCCCGCATTGCGCTGGAAGACCGCACCACGCCGCTGATGGTTGAGCGGTTCTTACTCCCGGCGGGAAAGCTGGGCAAGACGGCCAATGAGCGGGAAATCCTTGCTGAACGCCGGGACGCCGCCGACATGGTGACCCGGTATTGCGTGGAAGCCCTGCACGACATGAGCTATACCGTGGAGCAGATCGCCGCTGTCATGCAGGAGACCCGCTCAAACTTCGAGCAGTTCCTTGGATGGTCCGAAGATGGCGAGATGGTGGCTTACGAGAAGCTGCGCCGTGTGGTGGAGGACATCTACGGCGTGGGGGCTATGGTTGAGCGGGTAAACGGGCAAGGCCCCATCTTTGGCACTGAATTTTGATTTTTCGGGAGGCAGAGCATGAAGACACACGAGGCGGAAGCAATTTTGAAATACTGCGCAGATATTCCCCGTCGGCTTACAATCATCCGCCGCCAGTGTGCCACTCTGGACGACGAAGTAGACACGCTGAAAGGCATCAACATGGACGGTATGCCCGGCGGCGGGCTGCCCGGTGACAGCACCGCGGCAATGGCCTGCAAAATGGATGAACTGGGCATCGGTGACAGGTTGAGAAGTCTGGAACGTCAGCAAGCCCTTTTGAAGTCCGATGAAGCTCTGATCCGAGGACAAATTGACCGACTGGACAGTGTCCACAATCTGATCCTGACAGAATACTACATCGGCCACAAAAAATGGGCAGAAGTGCAGGTCGATGCAGGGTACAGCATCCAGCATTTGAAACGGCTTCGGAACGTCGCTTTGCTGGCCTTTGGCCGAGGCGTGGAACGGCTGCCCGAGTGCCCCGCCTTATTATCGCGCGCGTATAACGTGCGCGAGACCCTGCCTAGGGCAGATGCGTGGCTTGAGGGCGATATTCTCCTATAGGGGAGAGCGACCGTCGGGGCCTCACGCAAATGCGCTTCCGCAAATTGTGTCCACTCGGCGCAGAAAAACAAACACGACTACCCGGAAATGTGGAAAAGTTGGCAAGAAATTACCCGGTGGGCTGTGCGGCCTGCCGGGTGCTATAGAGAAAGCCCGTCAGGTCATGGACCCGGCGGGCTTTTCGTTACTCTGTGGGGACGGTAAAGGTTATGCCAACCATTTGCGTGGATGGGGTTTCGGTGATGGTGAAGGTACGAACTCCGTGTTCGTCTTCGCTGCTAGACACCGTGACTTCATCGGTGGAAAGGCCGTGCATCATGCAATATTTTTGCTTCACGGCAGCTTCCGCCCGCTGCACGTTCTGATCCAGCTGGAATTGCTCCACGGCAGGGGTGCAGTTTTTTACAAAGTCGTGCTTCAGTTGGTCAATAACCGATTGAGATTCCGGGAGAATGTGGCTCATTGCTTGTCCCCCTTTTCGTTGGGCGCATTGCGCTTGAGGATGATCTGCGGGGCATCCGGGGCGACTCCCTGCTCTTTGGCGTACCGGGCGATTTCATCCGGCAGCCCGACGGGGAAACCGTTCTCGTCAAGCGGACCATCATAGCCCGCAAAGTCCACGATATGCACGGCGGGCGGCTCGGGGATCGTTTTGTAGTATCTGCCGTCCTCGTAGTTCTGATCTGTGACCCGGTTCCAATAGCCAATGTCGCCGTGCTGCTCCTGGGCGGCAATCATAGCGTCATAGGCTTGTTCCTCGGCCAGTCCGTCGAACAGGAGCCGGGAACCATCGGCAAAGGCGGCAACCAGCCGCCAAGGGGCGAAAAACTCTGCGTCATTCACAGAAATACCTCCATTTCGGTAGTTAAGCCCTCAAATTGTAGGTTTTGTATCAAAAAGGCGGGTTAAATATGCGGAAATGGCATCCTTATCCGCCAATGTGCATTTTTTTGCACATTTCATTTTGTGGGGATGTACCCGTGCAAGCAGCGGTTGTGCCCATATTTCGTGAGGGCGGCAGTGACACGATCTTCCGGGAAGTAAAATACAAGTTCATTTTCGTTGGGAAGACCTGCCCCGGCGGGATATTCAATGCCGCTGTACCAGTCTGTTTCCATCTCATACTTGCGCCGCAGGTATTTGTAAACATCCCGCTGTGCTTTGTCGAACACCTCCACGAAGGAGAAGGAAACACACGGTGGCATTTCGGAAGCCAGCATGGGTACATTTTCGGCGATCCATGCCGCAAGTTTGTCTTTGGCGGCGTTGCGGCGGGGCTTGTCATCGCGGTGGATGGCATCCAAGATCATTACCAAAGCTGGTTTCGAGAGCTTAGAAAGCTGTTCGGCCAGGGGGTAAGGATTTTCGTGCAGCAGGGGCGACGTGCGCAGTTCATCGGCGAGATCGAGATCATAGCAGGTAACAGCCCGCTGGCGGTCGTCTACCCGCTCGCTGGTGTAGTACAGCATATTTTCGATGTGCTTTTGCGCAGCCTCGGAAAGCTGCTCCACAAGGGCAATGCTGTCCTCAAAGCTGATCTGCGCTTCGTTCCGTTCGCCGCTGCTCCTGCCCGTCTTATAGTCCAGAGGGATGATCCCAAGCTCCATAGCAAGGCGATAAACGTGCTTGCAGGGCTTTTTCCGTTTCACAAAATCGTTGCAGGTGCAGGCGGCAAGGCTGGTCTGATAGGGCAGCTTGCCGGAGCCGTAGAAAACCCCGGTTTCGTGTTCCCGGTCAATGCTGGTGGGGCTGGTCTTGCTCTGCTGGGCACTGTTCAGCCGCTTTTCTTCGTCGGGTCCGGCGTTCTGTTCAGGCCAAGGGCCAAATGCAGGGATCGTATACATGAGAATACCTCCTTGTCGGTTTTTGTTACTGGATTTCGTTACTACCATGATAGGGCAAAACGCAAAGAAAAGCAATAAAACACAAGAAAGATTTCGTGTGGAATCCCACAAAATCCCCGGCGGGTGGCCGGGGCGCAGAAATCAGGCAAAGCGGATGGTGTTTCGTGCCATGCGGCCGCGCAGGGCGGAGAGCGTCAGACTGCCGCAGGCGTTATCCAATCCACCCCCGGCGGCGGGAATGTAGGGATACAGGGTGCGCGGGTCGTTGGAATCCGGGTCAACGAGATGGTGGACGCACCCGGTTTCATCGTCCGTGTAAACGTCCCATCCTGCAATGCTGTGGCGGGTATAGGTTTTCATACTCGAATCCTTCCTTTCGTGTTTCGTGGTGGGCGGCGGCTCAGGCTTCGGTGAAGTGGGAGACGGTGCGGCGGGACAGCGCAAAGGCGATGGCGGGCACATCGTCGTCCGTTTCGCTGCGGGCTTTGATGGCCTCGGCGATGCGGGCCAGATCGTCCGTGGTAATTCCGCCCGGCTTGCGGCTGCTCTCGGCTGCATCGTTCAAGATGCGGTCGTATTCTTCGCAATCGCACCGGGTGCAGTAGTCGTTGGCGATGCAGGCGTAACGTGCGCCCTCGGCATCCAGGATGCGGGTTTCTTTCAGTTTCATTTCGTGACAGCTCCTTTTCGTATTTCGTGAGGTTGGATTTCGTGATACTCCCGGCGGGATGCCGGGGCAGATGGGGCGGGGCTGCTTTACGGTGCTTGCCCTGCCAGAGTGTCCGTTTTCGTTATGCGTTCAGCTGTAAGAAAGTGGATTTCGTGGGGATCAGGTGCCGGGTGAGGGTGTCGGTGTAGCTTTCCTCGCCCTCGAAGCTGTCCACCACCTTCCGATCAGCGGCGGGCATATCGTGATAGCTCTTTTTGCCGTAGGACGGGGGCAGCCAACCCTTTTTCTGGCTGGCGTAGAGGTTGAAGGACTTCAAAACGTCCTCGTTTGTGAACTCGATGTGGCAGGTGCCCTTTTTGTAAAACGTGGCGGTGAAGTAGTGAAGCTGGATCTTCTGGCTCTGCCCGGCCTGCTCTGCGGCTTTCAGGGCTGCCCGGAGTTCGTCGCCGTTGTACTTCTGGCCGTTGGTGTCCAGGTAGTGCAGCACCCGCTCGATCTGAGAAAGTGCGCTTTCCACGCGCCACGACGGTTCAAACCTGCCGGACCAGTCACTAAAGGCACAGCAGCGGAAAATGACCTTTTTGCCGATCTTGTAAGCCGAATTAGTACACCAGCCGTTGTAATAGTGGATGTTCTTTGAATACTCGGAGCAGTAGTGAAGGTTTGTCCAGTTGTCGAACAGCCCGATTATTTCATCTTCGATGCCCTGCACGATGTTGGCGGACATTTCTTCCCGAACGGTCAAGATGTTATAAGTGCTGAAATCGTAGTCGGAAAGCTCGGCGATTCGTGAACGGTATTCGTTCTGCATATCGTTGGTGAGGTTGTCCCGGATTTGCGGCAGGTCAAACAGCTTTTCCCAGTACAGGGCGCGCAGGCGGCGGATCGCCTGGTTATAGTCCCGGTTGAATGCAAGCACTTCGCTTTCATTGTCGTCTGCCGTGGCAGAGGAAAACAGGGATTTGATCCCGTTGTATTCCTCGAAGATTCGGCGGATGCCCTCAGCTGCGGCGTTGTACCGCTCAATGGCTGCCGTGATGGGGTCCGCAGATACCAGCGCGGCAAGTTCGGGATCGGTCTTTAGGCGTTCCGTGGTTTCGTGCTGCAATTCCAGGCGGATTTTGCTTACTGGCTCCCGCTCGGGGATGTCCACCGACACAAGCGCAACCTCGACCCGGGCGGCACGGCGGGCGTTTTTGAAAGCGTCCGGGATGTACTTCACTGTGGCATTGAGCTTTTCCAGCTGTGCCGCAAGCTCTTTTCGTTCGTTGGTGCAGGGGTTGCGGATCGTCTCCGCGTTGAGCAGACAGCGGATTTTGCCGCCGTCCTTCATCACGTCCAAGGCTTTGAGCAGGTGGGCAGCCCCGGCGGAAAAAGGCGGGTTCATCACGATTGCCGCATACTTCTTGCAGGGGCGGAACGTGAGAAAATCGTCATGCACCACGCGGAAATCGTCTTTCTTGAGCTTCGCCCGGAGATCACTGGAAAGCTCGATGCAGTCAAGATCAACCTTTTCCAGCCTGTCCAGATACTCCCGGCGGACCTTTCCCGTTTTGGGATCGTGGTAAATGCCGCTCGTGGTGTGAATCTGGCGGGCAAGTGCCCCATCACCGGCGGACGGTTCCAGCACGGGGCTGGGGAAGCGGCGGAAGCCGTGGATTTCGGTTTCTAGGCTGTGGACCATCTCCCATGCCAGATTGTCCGGCGTGGGGTAGAAGTCCAGGGCATCGTTTGGCGTTGTCATGGTGTGAACCTCTTTTCGTGTTTCGTGATAGCCCCGGCGGGGCGATGGGGCGGGGCTGCTTTGGTCGGTGCAGCCCTGCTAGAGCGTCCGGCAGAGGGTCAGGCGGTGTAGAAGTAGCCGCGGCGGGCACAGATAAGGGTGATCCGGGCGGCGTCGATCTGCGGTTGAAGTTCCGCAGCCTTGCCGGGGCTGTGCTGAATCTCACGGCGCAGGGTCTGGATTTTCCACTGTGCGGGGAGTTCCACGTTGATCTGCTCGAAGATGTTGTTAAATTTCATGGTATGTTCTCCTTTTCGTTTCGTGATATGCCCCCGGCGGGCTGCCGGTGGGAAGTGGGGCGGGGTTGCTTTCATCGGTGCAGCCCTGCCAAAGTATCCGGGGCGGTTTCGCGTCATGCCAGCAGGCCGGCGGCAATGCTTGCAAAATCAAGCTGTTGCACAGCGGCGGGGGCGTTCTCAGCTTCCGCAACGTCTTTTCGTGCCTTGCGCCATGCGCTGAGGGCTTCGGCCTGCGCCTTGCGGTCCGTTTCGGGCACGGCCAGGAAAGCGGCCTTTGCCTTGCGTTCCGTCTGCTTGAGGGCGGCGGCGTTGCTCTTGGGTTTCGTGGTGGTGCGCTTGGCGGGCTTCTTGGGCAGCGGCTCGACGTGAACCAGTTCCGGCAGTTCGTGGCGTTCTTCAATGACGACGGGCGCAGGAGCCGGGGCGGGTGCGGGCTGTTCCGGGGCGTTCAGCTTGTCCAGTGCCAGCACAAAGGCGGCGGCTTCCCGGTCACTGCTGATAAAGTCATCCATCTTCTGGATCATCCGATCAACCAGGGCATGGAAAACGGGGTCGTTCTGGCTCTTGTCGTCGAAGACCTTGGCGGCGTTCTGCTCTGCCTTTTCGTCGTCGGGGTCGTCGCTGTTGTAAAGGCGGCTGTACTCTGCCGTGTAGAGGGTATAGAGCTTGTCAAGGTCGATCTTTGCGGCCTTGCGCTCTGCGGCCAGCTTCTTGTTATAGGCCATGATCTCAGCGACGGAGCCAAAGCGGGCAGCGGGTGCGGCCTTGGCATCCTCAACCTGCAGGCAGCTGAACAGGTAGGATTTCGTGGGGTAGTAATGCGGGGCGGGGGCTGCTTCCTTGCCCTCGGCTTCGGCGGCTTCCCTCTGTTCCTTGCTGGGCTTCGTGGTGTACTTCCACAGATAGCAGGTGATGAGGGATTTTTCCCCGGTGCGGATACGCTTCTTTAGGCTGTTCCACTTGGCAATCGTGTGCAGCTGCTGGGCGGCAAGGATGATTTCAACATCCGCGACGCTGGCGGGCTTCTCGTTGCCGTCGTCGTCGGTGGTGGTGGCCTTGGCAGCGATGGCGGCGATCTGTTCCGGGGTGTGGTGCGCCGTTGCGATGGCGTGTAGGGTGGCGGGGTCGAGCTTCGCGGCTTCGTTCAAAATGATCTGTTCGTTCGTCATGGTACTTGCTCCTTTTCGTGTTGTGGTTGGTGTTCGGGATGATCTCCCGGCGGCTGCCGGGGTAGTGGGGCGGGGTCGCTTTACGGTGCGGCCCTGCTAAGGTGTCCGGCGGGGGTCAATCGTCGATGGAGCAGCAGCTCAAAAAGGCATCTTCCACGGTGTCGTCGCTGAAATCGTCCGGGGTGCCGTTGGCATTCACAACCAGCTGGACCCGGTCGAAGATGCGCAGATCGGTTTCGGCATCCACCAGAAAAAACCAGTCGTCGCCGTCCTTCAGGTCGCTGCACCAGACTTGCACCCGGTCGCCGTAGGCGTACAGCCCGCGCACCTCAGCCGGGGCGATGTACCGCCCCAGAGGGCCGACGGTGTAGGGGCAGGCGGCTGCAGCGGTGGGGGCCAGCAGCCCGGCGGCAAGTGCCAGAGCAGCGGCGGCGGTTGCGATCTTCTTTGAAATTCTCATGGTTCAAATCTCCTTTTGCTTTTCAGGTTTGCCCCGGCGGGCTGCCGGGGTAGTGGGGCGGGGCCGCTTTGAGCGGTGCGGCCCCGCTGGGGTATCCGCTTGACTATCACCCCCGATCTGTGGTAAACTGGCTTACAAGATGGACGTTCGGAAATTCATCTTGCAAGCCTGTCACCTGCTCAGTGGGTGGCGGGCTTTTTCTTTGCCCACTGTTCGAGCAGTTCCGCCCAAATCCGCCGCTTGACGGATTCGGGGAGCTGGAAAAACTCTTTGCTCATGCGGTTCACTCCTTTCGGCTTACTCGCAACCGCTCCGGCTTGTCGTCCGGCTCGCTTGCTGTGGCCTTAGTCTAACCGTCGACGGTTACAAAGTCAAGCCCTTTTCGGTCGATTTGTAGAAACTCACAAAAACCGTAGACGGTTCAGCCGAGCGCATTGTGCAAGATGACCGTAGACGGTTTTCGCCTTATAATATATAATAAAATAAACAAGAGAGGTGATAAAATGGCTGTTTCAGAAGCACACAAAAAGGCAAGCTATAAATATAACGCAAACCGGGACAGTATCACGATTCGCCCGGAACGGAGCAAAGGCGCAGCAATCCGCGCCGCAGCTGTTGCCAGCGGAAAAAGTTTGCAAAATTATATACTTGATGCCCTCAATGCCAGAATGGAGCAGGAAGGGCAGCCGCTGGAAATTGAGCAGACCCCGGCGGAATCCGGGGAAGAAGGGGGCTAA